TGCGGACTGCCAATGCCTAAATCATTTACACATTGTTCTGCATGTAATACCGCTATGATTGCCCCAAAGTCTGAAGTGGCACAAGGAGCGTAATGGCTGACAATTACAACACAATAATTGATCAAGGTGCTGATTGGTTTCGCAATTTCTTGTACACACAGCCTGCAACTATTACAAATGCAGTAGGCAATGGAACAACTATTACATACACCGCAGAAAACGGATTTAGCGCAGGACAAACTGTTTACATTGATGGCATTTTGCCTAGCCAATATAACTTAGGCAATGTAACCATTGCTTCACGCACCTCAACGCAATTTACAGTGACTAATGCTGCAACTGGTTTGTACATTCAAGGCGGAGACGCACTAAGCGCAGTGGATATTACTGGTTACACAGCCCGCATGCAGTTGCGTTCATTGCCTAATGACACAATTGCAGTTTTAACGCTTACAGACACAAGTGGCATTACAATTGATGGGCCTAGTGGAACTCTTGCAGTTCGCGCAACAGCGGCACAAACGGCGGCAATTAGTGCAGGCCCGTATTATTATGATTTAGAGATAACATCACCTACTGGTGTGAAAACACGACTTGTTCAAGGTGAATTAAATGTAAATGCAGAGGTGACAAGATGACATACAACCCAAACAGTTTTCTTAACAATCCAAACCCTGTTGGAACTCCAAATGTTATTGTTGTTACTCCTGGCCCTGCGGGGCAACCAGGCGCTCAAGGTATTCAAGGGCCTTCAGGAAACTTTTCTGCGCAAGGTGTTCAAGGAACACAGGGTTTACAGGGCGGTGGCTTTAATCAAGCACAAGGCACACAAGGTATTGCAGGCCCGCAGGGTGTTACAGGTGTACAAGGATTTAATGGCGCGCAAGGCACAATTGGTGCGCAAGGAACTACCGGCTCACAAGGATTAACTGGTATTCAAGGTGACGCTGGTTTGCAAGGTGTTGCAGGTAGTCAGGGAACTCAAGGTATTCAAGGCAACACAGGTATTCAAGGTTCAATTGGTGTACAAGGATCTGTTGGTACGCAAGGCACAACTGGTGCGCAAGGCCTTGAAGGTATTCAAGGTGCGTTTGGTGTGCAAGGATCAACCGGCACTCAAGGTTTTACAGGATCTCAAGGAACAATTGGTGCGCAGGGCGCAACTGGAACACAAGGTTTAATTGGTGTTCAGGGAACAATCGGTGCGCAAGGTATAACTGGTACTAATGGTGTTCAAGGTGCAACAGGAATACAAGGAACAATTGGTTCTCAAGGTATTGAAGGTGTTCAGGGCATTACTGGTGTTCAAGGAACTACAGGTGGAGCGGGATCACAAGGAACAATTGGATCTCAAGGTTTAACTGGTTCACAAGGAGCAATTGGTGAGACAGGTTCTCAAGGTACAACTGGAACAATTGGTTCTCAAGGTTTAACTGGTATTCAAGGCAATACAGGAGCGCAAGGAATACAAGGCGTTCAAGGTCATGATGGATCTCAAGGGCTTAATGGAATTCAAGGCAACACAGGCGCGCAAGGAATTATTGGTGTGCAGGGTGTTGAAGGTACGCAAGGTATTGAAGGACTTCAAGGTTTAGAAGGCGCTCAAGGTACACAAGGTATTCAGAGTGCTATTGGCGCGCAAGGTTTAACAGGTTTACAGGGTGTTGCAGGTGCGCAAGGCACAACGGGTATTCAAGGCATAACTGGATCACAGGGAACTGAAGGTATTCAAGGTGCAGATGGAGCGCAAGGAACACAAGGTGTTATTGGTGTTCAGGGTGTAACAGGTTCACAAGGACTTGATGGAATTCAGGGAACTGTTGGAGCGCAGGGAACTCAAGGCGTACAAGGAACTATTGGTAGCCAGGGTGTTCAAGGTTTAGATGGTATTCAAGGTGTGCAGGGTAATACTGGTGCAAGCGGTACATCATCATCTATTTTTGATTATGTAGCGGTAGCAAATTCACAAACACCTCCCCCTAATGCTGGTGACATTAAATGGAATAATGCCACACAAATTAACTCAACAAACATTTATGTATCTCATTTAACAGATGCAAATGTGGACATTGATTTCTTATTAGCAAACATTAAAAATGGTGACATCTTCTTTATTCAAGATAGAAGTGACTCTGCCAATTATCAAGAATGGCAAGTAAACGGCACACCTACAAATGTTCCTAATAGTTATTTCACTTTTCCTGTTGCACTTTTAGACTCAAGCGGAACAGGCACAACAAACTTTGCCAATAATCATAACATTTCTCTTATTACTCAAAGCGTGGGCGTTCAAGGAACAACTGGCGCGCAAGGTACGACAGGTGCGCAGGGAACTACTGGTTTGCAGGGAATTCAAGGCACTACTGGAATTCAAGGCGCAGAAGGTTTGCAGGGTGTTACAGGATCTCAGGGAATTACTGGATCTCAAGGCGCTCAGGGAATTACTGGCTTGCAAGGCGCAACAGGTACACAAGGACTTGTTGGCGCTCAAGGCGAAACTGGATCGCAGGGCGTAGAAGGAATTCAAGGTGTTGAGGGAACTCAAGGTTTCACTGGAATTCAAGGCCAAACAGGTACTCAAGGATTAAACGGTATTCAAGGAACGCAAGGCGTTCAGGGTACAACTGGTTCTCAAGGACAAACAGGATCACAGGGCTTAGACGGTATTCAAGGAACTACTGGTACGCAGGGTGTGCAAGGAATTCAGGGCCATGATGGAACGCAAGGAACGACTGGCGCGCAAGGCTTAGAAGGTCTGCAAGGAACTCAGGGAACTGAAGGATTGCAAGGAGTCACAGGTAGCCAGGGAACTAACGGAACACAAGGCACACAGGGAACTCAAGGACTTGAGGGATTGCAAGGCGTTACTGGATCTCAGGGTGCTAACGGATTAAATGGTTCTCAAGGAACAACTGGTACTCAAGGACTTGAAGGAATTCAAGGCATTGAAGGATTACAGGGAATTACTGGTACACAAGGAGTTCAGGGATTAACTGGAACTCAAGGTGCAACTGGTGAAACTGGTATTCAAGGAGTTCAGGGTACAGAAGGAATTCAAGGTATTGTTGGAACGCAAGGTACGCAGGGTATTCAAGGTACTACAGGCTCACAGGGAACAACTGGTTCGCAAGGTTTAGTTGGTACTCAGGGCTTAACAGGTACTCAGGGTACTGAAGGAATTCAAGGAATACAGGGTCTTGAAGGTCTGCAAGGAACACAAGGAACGCAATCAGTACAAGGTTTACAAGGGCCGCAAGGTTTGTTTGGTACTCAAGGTGTTCAAGGTGTTACTGGTGAGGACGCAAATGCCTACATTGTTAATTATTTAGATGGCGGAAATGTCACACCTAACACAGACATCATCTATAATTCAGGAATAGCGACTACATCATCATGGACATATACAATTGATGCTGGCGGAGCAACGGTTTCATTCTAACTAATAGAAAAAGGACAGAACTATGACATCACGCTTACAAAATCGCCGCGACATAGCAAGCGCGTGGACAAGCGCTAATCCAACACTTGCCGCTGGCGAGATGGGTCTTGAAACCGACACATCTAAATTTAAGTTGGGTGATGGCGTAACCGCGTGGAATTCTCTTGCTTATGCTTACACAGCGGGAGCCGCTGGCGCACAAGGTACAACTGGCACACAGGGCACAACTGGAACGCAGGGTATCCAGGGCACAACAGGTTTGCAAGGAACGGAGGGCGTACAAGGTATAACTGGTGCGCAGGGATTAACAGGATCGCAAGGCACACAAGGCGTTCAAGGCACTGAAGGTTTGCAAGGAACAATTGGTAGCCAGGGTACACAAGGTTTGCAGGGATTAACTGGCGCTCAGGGAACTACCGGTACTCAAGGTTTGACTGGTACTCAAGGTATTTCAGGTGCAGATATTCTAGGTACAAACAACACCTGGACTGGCGCAAACAACTTTACTACTTCTGTTACAGGTCTTGTTTTAGACGCAACAACAACTACATCTTCAAGAGGTGTTGGTTATATGGGAATTCCGCAAAGCGCAGCGGCAACAACTGGTTCATACACATTAGTTGCAGCGGACGCTGGAGAACATATTTATTCAACTGCAACCCGTACAGTTACTATCCCTGCTAACGGATCAGTTGCTTACCCAATTGGTACAACAGTTGTATTTATTGCTGCTACTGGCACAACAGTTACTATTGCAATTACAACTGACACTTTAATTTTGGCCGGTACAGGAACTACAGGTTCACGCACACTTGCAGCGTTTGGTATTGCAACAGCCGTTAAAATTACTTCTACATCATGGATTATCAGTGGCAATGGACTTACATAATGAGTGGTGTTCTAGGCAGTGTAATTGCGGCAGTTGGTAAACCTCCTGCAATAAGTTTTACAAGCCTTATTATTGCAGGCGGAGGCGGCGGCGCTGGTGGTGGTAATTATCAATATGGCGGCGGTGGCGGCGGTGCTGGTGGAGTTGTAAGCGCAACACAATCATTAAACAGCGGCACAGTTTTAACAGTTGCAGTTGGTGGCGGAGGCGGTGCTGATAATTACAGTTGGAATAATGAATTTTTCTTCCGTTATTCTACCAATTCAACAAACGGTGGAAACTCATCAGTAACAGGATTTACAACCGCAGTCGGTGGCGGTAGAGCGCAATCTCCAAGTACATCAGGTGCGGGTCAATCAGGTGGTTCAGGTGGCGGAGGAAGTTCGCTAACTGGCGGAGGCGGCGGAGGAACTTCAGGACAGGGTAACGCTGGCGGCAGTTGTTCAGGTGAGTCAGCATCAGGAGGTGCAGGCGGTGGCGGTGCAGGCGGTGGTGGTGGTAGCAGTGGCAATAACGCGATAGGTGGTAACGGCGGTGGGGCAACTGGTGCTTATTCAGTATGGGCAAGTGCAACCTCATCAGGAGTGTCAGGCAATTATGCAGGCGGCGGCGGTGGTGGTTATCTTGGCGTAGGCGGTGGCGGCGGAGGCGGTAATGGATACCAGGGCGGAGGCAATTATTATGGATTTTCAGCCGCAGGTTCAACAGGCGGTGGCGGCGGAGGCGGTACTGTTTTTGGGCCATTTGATAGCGGCGGCGGCGGTAACGGCGGAAGCGGAATAGTTATTTTAAGAGCCACGGGAAGTTACACTGCCAGTGCAACAACTGGTTCACCAACCCGCTATGAAACTGGCGGTTTTACTTATTACAAATTTACTGGAAATGGAAGTTTGACGGTATGAGCGGCGTTTTGGGCGGCCTCATTGGATCATCTGTTGTGGGTAAGCCTGTTGTTACAGGTGGCACTCTTTACTCTGACGCAACTTATTATTACCGCAAATTTACTGATAATGGAACTTTAGGCATCACTGGCAAAGCGCTTACTTTTGATGCATTAGTTATTGCAGGCGGAGGCGGAGGCGGAAGTGGTTGGTCTAAAACATCTTCGTTGCCAGTTGTTTACACTGCGGGCGGTGGAGGCGGAGCAGGCGGAATTATATTTGCAACTTCTCAATCATCTAGTTCAAATTTATCAGTAACCGTTGGTGCTGGTGGCCCAAGTACAACAAATGGAAATGCTTCTGTTATTGGTTCAATAACGGCAACTGGCGGCGGCAGAGGCGGCGGCGGTGCAGGTTATGACGCAAGATTAGTAGGTCAATCAGGAGGATCATCAGGTGGTGGCGGCAGTTACTACATAAATGATGGCGAAAGTGAGGGCGTTGGTGGTTATATTTCTCAAAGTCCTGCAGTACCGACTCAAGGAAATAGTGGAGGAACAGGAAATTTTACTGGTTCTTCTTCTTCTGATGTATGCGGCGGTGGTGGAGGCGGCGCTGGCGCAACAGGCGGGGCAGGTGCAATAGCCCCTGGTGCGGGCGCTGGTGGTCAAGGAACTACAACATATAGCACTATTGGCTCTGTAACTTCTAGCGGTCAAAATATAGGCGGAACATTTTGGTTTGGCGGCGGAGGCAGTGCTGGACGCGCTGGACAAACCCCCGCTGGCGCTACTAATGGTGGCGGCGGAAAAGGCGGAGATGGTAATGTCGCTGGAAGTCCTAATGGTTCAGGTTCAGGTCTTGCTAATGTTGGCGGCGGTGGTGGAGGCAATAGAAATAGCGGTAGCAATAACTTTGAACAACCCGCTTCACCAGGCGGTTCAGGTATTGTAATTGTTCGCTACACAAGAAGCCAAGTGGATTAAATGAGTGGCGTTCTAGGCGGTCTCATTGGGGCAATAAAAGGAATAACAGTTCTTTCATCTGTTGAATACCTTGTTGTTGCAGGTGGAGGTCGCGGCGGCGGTTATACGGACGCATCTTCAGGTGGTGGCGGTGCTGGTGGATTATTAACTGGAAGTTTGAACATATCCACAGGAGTTTCTTACACAGTAACCGTTGGAGCAGGTGGAGCAGGCGGAGCAACCAATGGCGGAAGTTCAGTTTTTGCCTCAATATCTACAACAGGTGGAGGTAGAGGTGCAACGCCAAACTCTGCTTCAGGATCAAATGGTGGCTCAGGCGGCGGTGGCGCAACAGGCGTTTCAAATGGCGCTGGCACTAGCGGACAAGGAAACAATGGCGGAAGCGGCTCAGGTAATCCTCCTGATAACGCAGGCGGAGGCGGCGGTGGAAAAAATGCTGTTGGTGGAAATGGTGGTGGTGGTGCAGGTGGTGCAGGTGGTGCAGGTTTAACTTCAAGCATTAGCGGATCTTCTGTTACTTACGCAGGCGGAGGCGGCGGCGGCGGATACTACACAGGCGGTGCAGGCGGTGCAGGCGGTGGCGGTGCTGGTGGTGGCGGCCCTAGTGGTGATGGTGGAGTTGCTGGAACTGCAAACACTGGCGGAGGCGGCGGAGGCGGCGGTTTAGCCGTACCTGGTGGATCGGGTCGTGTGATTGTTCGCTATCCGGATACATTTCCCGCAGCGTCATCTACAACTGGTTCTCCAACCGTCACAACAACAGGTGGTTTTAGAATTTACAACTGGACAGGAAATGGGAGCATAACTTTTCAATAAAAAGTTATCTAACCCATAACATTCCTACATCTGCGGTAGGGCGTAAATTGGCAACTTTCCAACCGCCGTCTATCCATTCATCAGATGTGAGTTGATGCCAGGCATAAAGTTGCTTGTCATTATTGGATTGCAATTGACCCCATTGTTGGGGTGCTTCTAAATGGTTCACAATGTATTGCGCGGCCATTTCTTTATAGCCCAATGTGTGCAAGTAATCTAATTGGGCTTCATGATGTTTAATTGTTTCAAATGTCCACTCAAAACAAAGCATGCCACCGTAGTTGCGTGTCATTCCTGCAAATACTTCCCACTCAGCACCCTCAACATCAATTTTAATTAGATCAGGGTTGCCGTACTTATCTGCAAGTGTGTCTAAAGTAATTGTGTTTACCTCAATCTCACGGTGAGGTTTTCCTGCGTATGGAAGATCTTTATGAGTGAGCCAATCTATGTTTAGCGTACTGAGCCCATCTTCCTCAGCCTCATAAAATTTAGCGCGCATGTTGTTAGCACTTGCTACGGCCATTCTAAGAGGCACAACATTTGGGTTATAGATAAAGTTACTAACTAACTCTGAAAACACGCGTGGAGCGGCTTCTAAGGCTATTACGCGGTATCCCTGGTTAAGCCCTGCAAGCACTGCGTCACCGCGATTAGCGCCAACATCAAACAGAAGCATGGCCAATCCTTTCAAGATTGTGCTGCACTGCGGATTTGTACGCTGGCTCTATGTCCATTTCATTTAATCGTTTTAGTATTTCAATGCTTTCATCTGCGCGCCCGATCCACCAGGCGCTTACTGCCTTTTCAAACAACAGCACATATTGACCTTCATAACCAACATGAACAGGAAGCACTGAGTTAAGTTGATGATGCAATCCAATGTTTGCCCAGGTGTAACACTCTTGCCATTGGCCTAAGCGTTCATGGAACTGGGCTAGTAAAAAATAACCTTCAGGACGGTACGGCAAATAAGCCACAGCCTGCAATAAACAATTACTCACAGTTGCCTGGCGGTCATTTTGGTCATCAAAACAATGGGCCGCTTTAAGAAGTGACGCATAAACCAGGGTGGGGTGCGTTATATGACCGTATTCAGCGGTACGCAAATAGAAAGAAACGGCTGATGCTGTTTGGTTTTGCCTCTCATACTCCACCGCTACATCAAAATTAAGCGCTGGATTGAACGGATCTTTAGATAGTTCTATAACTAATTGCTCAATTTTCATACGCTAATGCCTCCACAATCAGATCTTCTACCACTACACCAGGTACTTGCAAGACAAAAGCGGCGTTATCCTGGAAACCAAAAGACACCAAAAGGTTACCTTTGTGAACCGCCGCCCCTACACAGAATTCAACGCGAGCATCTAAGAATGAGAATTCCTTACTTAGCCCCACAACATTTAGTTCTTGATCCCATACAACTAAACGGTGACGGTAAATTGCATCTTTCTGCTTTAGGTAATTCTTAAACAGATCTACTTCATGGGTAATGGATATGTACATATTGCCCCACCGTATGACCTGGCTAGATCCACGCTGATCTTTAGGCGCAACCGCTGTTGGCTTAACAAATACCTGCTCACACTCCCCGCTTATGGGATTGGCATAAACTAATTCTGTTGGCATAGTCCATTTGATGAAGTGGTAAGGCTTATCTAGGACGGGTATCCAATTCTTCTCACAATAAGAAGCATCAGGAGCAGGGGCTTTAATGCGCACACGCCTGACTTCTTTGACTGCCCAGTTATCCCAGTCAATCTCAATCCGGCTGTACTCCATGCGGCCTACGCCATTAGTTGTTGTATCGCGGCGAACTCCCACTAGGTAGTAATCATCTAGCCACTGAATAACGCGGCAATCTTCTTCACCTACAAACTCCCAAATAGGTTCAACATCTAATTCAGATGTATCCACTTTGGCATGGTGGGTCATCTCAAGATCATCATTGAGGCGGCATAGATAATTGACTGTTACTAAACGGCGATCCTTTTCAGGGTGCAGATACGACAGTGGCCCAAATCGGCTAGGAAACCTTTGATCATTTTCTGCGTGGTACAGCGTGTAATTAACATGGCGTAAGTTCACAAGAATGTTGCCTTTGTCATCAATAAAAATTGATGGGTTCATTAGCCCTGTACCGCTAGTTAATCCGTGAGGAATTACCAGGGGTGCAAGTTTGCCACCGTGTTGAACTGCCTTCTCTACTAAGTTCATAAACCTTACAATACATGATGTTCAGAAAATCGCTATCATTACAACACGCCTGATTTTCAAGGGGCATAACAAGGGAGATACGCATGGGTCTGCGTGACCGTATCGCAAGAGCAATAGCAACTGGCAACATTGAAAAAGGCCCTAACCTGCCTGCCGGTGCTACAACAATCGGCACTGATGCACTTATGGCCCAAACTGGTTTAGCAATGCAACAGACATACGGCAACAATGTCGCACTCCCACGCGCACCATTTAGCGCAACAGTTCCATTTGGCCCAGGCAATCCAATTATCCCTGGTGCAATTAACCCAATCAATCCCGCAACAGGCCGCCCTGAACCGCGCCGTTATGAGTACCAGGTTGCTCAGAACATTAACATTGTTCCAACGCGCTTAGTTCCATTTTCAACATTAAGAGACGCGGCGGATAGCATTGACATTTTGCGCCGTTGCATTGAAGTAACTAAATCAAAGATGAATGGCTTACAGTTTGACATTGTGCTTGGTGCAGACGCATCAGAAAAAATTGCCGCAGAGTCAGGTGGTGATCATGTGCGCGCTATGGCGAAAGCCCGCGAAAAGTACACAGATGAAATTAACCGCATGCGTACATTTTGGGAAAACCCTGATAAGGCAAATGGTTACACATGGCAGGACTGGATTAACATTGCCGTTGAGGACATTCTTGTAATTGATGCGCTTGCTGTTTACCCACAACCAACAGTAGGTGGCGATTTATACGGTTTCCAAATTCTTGATGGTTCAACAATCAAACCACTTATTGATGACCGCGGTATGCGCCCAATGCCACCCAACGCCGCGTTCCAACAAATTCTTTATGGTTTCCCACGCTCAGAGTTTGCCGCAACAGAAGAAGATCCAAAAGCAGATGGTGAATTCACATCTGATCAATTGGCTTACATGGTGCGCAATCGCCGTTCAACAACTGTTTATGGATTTAGCCCAGTAGAAAGAGCGCTTCCACTGGCTGACATTTATTTGCGCCGCCAACAATGGATCAGAGCAGAATACACAGATGGTGTTATGCCTGAACTTATGTTTACAACTGATGAAGATTGGGGAACTAACCCTGATCTCTTGCTTGCTTATGAGCGTATTCTTAATGATGATCTTGCAGGACAGACAGAGCAACGCAAGCGCGCAAGACTTTTGCCAAAGGGCCTTACACCTATTGTTAATGAGGGCTATGGCGAGAAATTCAAAGACACACTTGATGATTATTTAGTCACTTCTATTTGCGGACATTTTGGCGTACAACCTGCGGAAATTGGTTTCTCACCAAAGAGCGGATTGGGCGGCGCTGGTTTCTCAGAAGGACAGGCAGAAAATGGTGAAGCGTTAGGTATTGGGCCTCTTGCTAACTGGATTTCTAAGCAACTTACAAATCTTTCTTACACATACTTAGGTATGCCGCGTGAACTTGAATTTAAATTGCTTACATCAGAGCGCAAAGACACAGAAGAAAACGCCCGCAAAAATGAAATTGAAGTGCGTTCAGGCGGTAAGTCAATCAATGAGCGCAGATCAGAATTAGGTTTGCCTTTGCTTGATACACCACAGGCTGACATGCCAATCCTTGCAACTGGAGGGGCTGTTTATTTATTCTCACCTGATGGATTGATTGATGCGGCTACTGCGTCAGTTGCCCCAACATTAAGCGGCCCTGATGCAACACCTGACGCGCCTACAACTCCAAATCCTCTTGAGCAAAAACCTTCAACAGAGGTAAAGCCTGAAGATGAAGAAGTGACAGAAGTAAAAGCATTTATGAAATGGGCGGCTAAGGGTAAGCGCGCAAGATTATTTGAGTTTAAATCACTTGATCCGATTGTTGGAGATGCGCTCAACCGTTGTGCTTTTGATGGTGATTTAGATACTGCGCGAGCGCTGGCTAAGGCTTATCTAACATGATTGAGGGCGCTCTCAAGGCAGATGGGCGCTTAGCGGCAAAGAACGCAGTGAAAATCAGGGCGGCACTGCACCAGGTAGCAGACTTCAAAAGAGTTTTTAATAAATACCAGGAGACGCAACCGCAACCTACTGATAACCCTACGCAAGATCGTGTACGCGCTCGTTCATGGATTTTACTTAATGTTTATCTTAATGATGAGCCTATAAAAAAAGCAGTAATGCGAGCATGGGCTGAAGCGTATGTTTTGGGGCGAGTAGCCGCAGAAGAATGGTTACGCAAAACCCGTGAGGCAAACAAGGCTGATGACATTGAAGTTAATTGGGATAATTGGAAACCAGGAGACAGAGTAACGGCCTTACTTCTTAATCCCAGTAAAGGATTTGAGGCTTATTTGCAATTAGTGGGCGCTGATAGTTATTTCAAAAACTTTAATAAAGAAACTATTGTAAATTTAGGTACTGCTCTTTCTGACTCAATTGCCGCTGGTTTAGATGCTGAAAGTGCCGCTGTAATGATTGGAAGGCATGTAGCAAATCCGAGCCGCGCTCTTACTATTGCAATTACTGAACAGAGCCGCGCCATGTCTTTTGGGTCTATTCAAAGTTACAAAGATGCAGAATTGCAAAAGATGCAATGGGCCGTATCTGATCCGTGTGATGTGTGCGCAAAGAATGACGGACAAGTAATTGTTATTGGGCAAACATTTGCATCAGGAGATACCCAACCCCCTGCTCACCCGCACTGCCGTTGCGTTTTATTGCCTGTAATTCCTGGAATGGAAGATGACCCAACAGGAATTGATGGAAACATTACAGCGCCTACCCTTGATGATGGCGGTCAATTAGTTAATAAACCTGTTACTGATTATCGCGGATACCATCAAGCGCCTAGACGAGCAGATGAATTTGGTTCTCCTGCTACTTACATTGAAGAAATGATGCCTGATTTTTATGCAAGGCCAAACATTTATACAACAGGCATGGATCAATCTGATAGAGAAAGCGTTGCGGCTTTACAAAGAATTAAAAACAAGCCTAACGAAATGGTAACTATTTACAGAGCAGTTCCAAAAGAAGTGGACAGGATCAATCCTGGCGATTGGGTCACACTTTCACCTTCTTATGCAGATAGCCACTTATTAAGTAATTTAGAAGAAGGCCATGTAATTAGTATGAAAATTCCGGCCAAAGATTTATGGTTTGACGGTGACAGTATCAACGAATTTGGCTATGATCCCGTTGGTTAAAAACGCTTGTGTAACCAAAAATTGATACTCTTATAGCAAACGCTTTAAGGAGTAATTATGAGTGATGGTTTTGTACCACCTCAAGAGGTGCGCAATAACGCCAAACGCGGATTAGAACTTAGAGAAAAGCATGGCCGTGGCGGAACAGAAGTGGGCGTTGCCCGCGCCCGCGACTTATCAAACGGAAAAGCATTATCATTAGACACATTAAAGAGAATGAACTCTTACTTTGCTCGCCATGAAGTTGATAAAAAAGGCGAAGGTTGGGGCAAAGACAGTGCGGGTTACATTGCTTGGTTGCTTTGGGGCGGAGACGCTGGTAGAGCATGGGCTAAAAGAATTACCAGTGAACAGGAAAACAAGGAGAAATCAATGGCTAGTAATCTAACAACCACCTCATACTTTAGTATTGAGAAGGCTGACCGTAACGCAGACGGCACAATGACCGTTTACGGAAAGGCAACAGATGACTCCATTGACATTGATCAACAGATTTGTGATGGCGAATGGCTCAAGCGCGCAATGCCTGCCTGGTTCAAATCAGGCGGCAACATTAGAGAGCAACACAGCAACATTGCCGCAGGCGTGGCTAAGGAGTATGAGGCAAAGGCTGATGGACATTACATTGGCGTTTTGGTTGTAGATCCTGTTTCAGTTAAGAAGGTAGATGCTGGCGTACTCAAGGGCTTTTCAGTAGGCATTAAAAACCCACGCGTTGTACGCGATAGCAAAGCCGCAAATGGCCGCATTGTTGATGGTCAGATTGTGGAAGTCTCTTTAGTAGATCGCCCTGCCAACCCTAACTGCCAGTTAATTTTGGCTAAGTCTGTTGATGGTGAGAAGGATTTAGTTCAGGTAGAGGAATGGATTGAGAAAAAAGAGGGTGAAGAAGATTTCACTCAAGTAATTAAACCGCGTAAGGGTGAGCCTGCGGACAAAGAATTATACGCAGAAGTTATACAGGCGGCTAAGGCAAAGTTTGATGTGTACCCATCTGCCTACGCTAATGCCTGGGTAGTCCGCGAATACAAAAAGCGCGGTGGCAAATACAAGGCAGAAAGTAAGAAAAAAGGTTTACAATCTGACGGTAATTTAATCAAGGAGAACCAAATGGAAACAGAAACAATCGCTGTACCTGAGTCTATTTTTGGTGATCTTTTCAAGTTTGATAAAGGTGAGTACGAGCGCGCCCGCGAAGCGTTAGCAAATCTCATTTCTATTGAAGCGCAAGGAATGAAGGAAGGTCACAATGAACTTTCTTCTATCTCACATTTACTAGAAGCCGTTTCTCATCTCCATGCTTGGTATGAGGGCGAAGAAGCAGAGGGAGAAATCATGGAAGAAACGGAAATTGAAATGGCAACAAAGCCTGAAGAAAAAGAAATGAAGCCTATGAAGGGCGAAACAAAAGAAGAATTTAAAGCGCGCTGTAAAGAAGCGGGCATGAAGGAAGATACAATCAACGCTATGTATGACAAGTACATGGCCGCTGAAAAGTCTGC